GAAAGATCGAGGTCGCGGCATGGGCTGATCCAGATGGACAGCCTTTTGCCATTTACTGCTACCCGATAACTTGTTTTGACATGAACGAGATGCAGAAGAAGCATCCCAACTTTATGGACGGCATGACTCTGGCCTCAATGGTTGATCTGATTGTCCTGAAGGCTTGTGATGAATCTGGCGATAGATTGTTTTCATCAGGTGATGACAAGCATGATTTGATGGGAGAGGAGAGCGCGGTCATAACCGACATTGCTGCACGCATGTTTTCGGCAGTTGAAAGTGTCGAGGATCACGAAAAAAACTAGCGTCCGATCAGTTTAGGGTAAATCTAATATCCTTGGCTGATCGGTTACACATGAGCATCTCAGAGGCCGAGCAGATGCCATTGTCTGAATTCAATGAATGGATGGCCTACTTCAACTTGATGGGTGCTGACGATGGCAAATGAAGCGGTAAGAATCCCGATAGAGGCGGTGGATAACACCAGAGCCGCATTCAACTCTGTCAACGCTAACCTCGACAAGACCGCAAAGAATGCCAAGGTAGTCACTGGCTCCTTTGGTAGATTCCGTGGCGCATCCCAGCAGTTAGGCTTCCAGATTCAGGACGTTGCCGTTCAGTTAAAGAGTGGCACTGATGCCTCTGTTGTCTTTGCTCAACAGGGTTCCCAGATAGCCTCTATCTTCGGGCCTGCTGGTGCCGTTGTGGGTGCCCTGATTGCTGTTGGTGCTGCGGTAGCAGGGCCGTTTATATCTTCGATCTTGGGCGGAACTAATGCTCTCAAGGATATGGAAAAAGCTGCTGATGACGTTGTTGGCGGCCTAGCTGGTCTCACAGCAACACAATTCGCCAGAGCTTTAGCGAGTAACGCGAAGGCAGTTGAAGATGCTCAGAGGGCAATTCAAGAAGCCAATGAGAAAGTTGCTGCCTCTGAACAAAGAATTGCCGAGCTACGCGCTAGCCAGTTTGCGGATCTGCGCTCATACAAACAAGGCATAGAAGACGAAACAGCCGTCATTCAAGAACAGAATCGGATCATAGAATCTTCTACCATCGTCATCGAGCTAGCGGCAAAAGCCAAGAAAGACTTCAACGAAGCGCAAGATGCCGCAAAGATCAGAGAAGTTAACGAGGCTCTGAGGGAGCAAAAGAGGCTCACCAAAGAGATGGCTGACGCAGAGAAGGAAGCTGGCTCACGACTTCTGGGCATCAACCAATTCAAAATCGACGCAAGCATAAAAGAGCGACGAGAGAAGAAGCAGAACAAAGAAGACACAATCAGCTTCCTTGATGACCAGTTGGCCGCATCCGCTCAGAACAGCAGAAAGATGTTTGCCGTCAATAAGGCATTCAGAATAGCCCAAGCAACGATGCAGACCTACGAGGCTGCGACTAAAGCCTTGGCTGCATTTCCTCCACCCTTCGGTCAGTTAGCCGCTGTTGCCACGGTTGGATTCGGTCTAGGCCAAGTGGCTGCTATTAAATCTCAGAGCTTTGAGGGTGGTGGTTTTACTGGCAGAGGCGCAAGGGCTGGTGGATTGGACGGCAAAGGTGGCCGCATGGCTATGATCCACCCCAACGAGACCGTCATCGACCATACCAAAGGTGGAGCGGGCGGCATCACTGTTATCAATAACGTGGACGCTCGCGGATCTGGTGCTGATGTAGACCAGAAGATTAAATCTGCTATGGCCCAGACCTCGCAGCAGACTATAATGACTATCAGAGATTTGATGCGACGACGGAGATTTGTGTAGATGACAACTTTCGCATTCCCTAGCATCACCCCCACCACGAACACGTTTGAGCTTGTAGCCAATACGCGCACGTTTCAATCACCACTGACTAACGCGGTGCAAACGTCATCGCGCAAAGGTTCATTGTGGCGAGCCAGCTTGCAGTTCTCGAATCTTAAGGGTGATGATCGCCAAGAGATGCAGGCTTTCTTGGTTAAGCTGAACGGACAGCAGCACAGATTCACGTTACACGACCATTCCTACACCCGAAGGGGAGCGGGTGGTGGCACGTTGTTAATCAACGGCGCTAGTCAATCAGGAACCGCTCTGGTGTGCGATGGTGCTACGGCTAACGTCAACAACTACCTGAGAGCGGGTGACTACATCTCGTTCAACAACGAACTGCACATGGTTGTGGTCGATGCTAATTCAGACGCATCGGGCAATGTCACTTTGTCGATTGCACCACCTATCAGGAAGACGCCAGCGGACAATACGCTTGTGGACTACCTAACCCCCGTTTCTGGGGTATTCATGCTCGCAGGCCCAGCGTCATGGGAGACGCAGACAGACATATCCTCAAACTTCAGGATTGACGCTGTCGAGGACGTTCTAGCATGAGTCGCGGTTTCCCGTCAGACGTATTAACGGCGCTATCATCCGATCACGTCGCGCTCGTCACGTTTGCCAAATTGGAGTTCCCATCTGGGACGTTGTACCTGCACAACTCCATCGGCACCTACACATGGGGTGGCAATGATTGGCTGGGTACTGGCGACCTTGGCGAGATCAGCCAGCTTGAAGAAGGCGCGGAGATCAGCCCGTACAAGATCACGCTCTCACTCTCCGGATTAGACGCAACGATATCAGGCGCTGCGCTGACTGAAGACTATTATCTTCAGCCCGTCACGGTTTACCTTGGAGTCCTGAACGCGAATGATGTATTGATCGCTGACCCGACTGTCGTGTGGGAAGGCGCAATGGATCAGATGGAGCTAAGTGTCGGCGCGGCTGATGGAGACACGATTGTCCTGACTGCTGAGTCTGAGCTTGCACGTTTTGATAAAGCCTCGAACCTAAAGTACACCGACGCGCAGTTGCAAACCGACTCCGCTGGCTCCTTGGGTTTTGAGTTCATGGCTGACATTGAAGGGGCCAAGATTCGATGGGGCGACCCAAACTCAGACTCTGTTGCTGGCGGGCCTGCCAACCCGAATATCTTTGACAACATCAACGTAAATCCACGGTTCTGATGAAGGTTCACGCGGCACTCAACAAGTGGCAAAAGCGCGATTTCAAGTATGGCGATGCCGACTGCTGTCAGTTCATTGCCTTTGTTGTCAAAGAGCTAACGGGTAAAGACTACTCGGCTGGGTTTCAATACGAATCAGAAGCTCAGGCTGAGTTACTGGTTGGGAGAGAGGGCGAGCTTGTCGATTTCATTGGCAGCATATTGGGAGAACCGAGCGACGAATTGAAGGACGGCGACCCATGTATCGTTGCCGCGCCGATTGTCGGTCAGGTTTGTGGAATTAAATTGAGAGACAAGGTGGTCTGCTTAACAAGCAAAGGGTTTACACAGATACCCGACCGATATCTCGTCTCAGGATGGAGCGTTTAAGTGCCACCAGTAGTCCCAGTATTAGCAAGCATCGCGTCCGCAGCAATAACTGCCGTTGAAGTAGTTGGAACGATTGCAACGCTCGGCACTGCTAGTGGCGTGGTCGCTGCGGCTATTGGCGCTGCCGTCATTGCCAGTTCTGCGTCTGCGTTTCGGGGGTTGATGGATATATCCCTACCGCAGACCGACACAGACAGATCCAGACAGCAGACGGTTAGGGGTACGATTGAACCTCAGAAGATGGTCTATGGCGAAGCCTTAGTATCTGGCCCAATCTTCTTTGTAGGCGTAGCAGGAACCGACAACCGCGAACTGTATCACTCCATCGCTCTCACTGGGCATGAGGTTGAGGACATCACAGATGTCTACTTCGACAATGAGAAGATCCTAGACGCGCAGATTGATTTCCAATCGAGAGTTACCGCTGGGACGTTTGGCCCGATCAACAGCGACACGATATGCCAGATTGAACGGCAGACCGGAGCATCGAACCAAGCTGCTGCGTCATTGCTTAGAGGTGCATTCCCATCGGTTTGGACTACGGCGCACACAACGCCCAACATCTCTTGCATCACAACTCAGTGGGTCAGGACAGACGGTTCGCAAGAGTTATGGGACAGACTGACACCGCGAGACATCAAGGCGCTCGTAAAGGGTAAGAAGGACATATACGACCCTCGCCTCGATACATCAGCAGGCGCTAACCCAACGAATTCTTCGTATCAGCAGTGGACAGACAACCCTGCTCTGTGTGCGGCTAATTACCTGACAGACACCACGTTTGGCTTGTCAGTGCCTGTAGCCAAGATTGATTGGGACGCAGTAGAAAGCGCAGCGGATGCCTGCGATGTTTCGGTAGCCATTCCTAGTGGAACGCAAAAGCGATTCACTGCTAACGGCGTTTTGTTCGCTACTGACTCGCACAGAGCCAACATCAACAAGCTGTTATCTGCCATGAACGGCTCGCTGGTGTATTCCAACGGCGTTTACACAATCAGAGCGGGAGTGTACGAGGCACCAACGGAGAGTTTAGATGAAGACTCACTCGCAGGCCCAATTACGGTTAGAACGTCGGTGGAACGCGGTGATCGTTTTAATACAG